AACAACTTCTCTCTCCTCAAGAAGAGATATTAACCATCTAAGCATGCCCTCAGAGGGCTAAAACAGCCCCTTAGAGACGTTTAAATACGAAAGAGGTACATTGTACCATCTAACTAAAAACAGAGCTGTATAGCCCTGTTTTTTATTATTCCTTATATTCAAAGTTAGTAGTCTTACTTTCTGGGAACATTGAGTAGTCGTATATAATGCCCCTTGATTGTAGTTCTTCTTGGTATGCCTTTATTAAATCCTTCTCTGCGAAGTTAGCTTGTAACTCTTGATCTATGTCATAGAGTTGAGCTCCTATAAGGAATGATACTATCTTTGCAGGCGTAACATTTGTTATGCCATCTTCAAACATCTTATCAGCTGTACTTTGAAACCTTGATGTTGGTAAGTTCCTCAACTTGTGTAGGTTTTCAGGGTCAGCATTGTATCTCTTCTTACCATCTTTGCCAACATAACTTGTAACATGGAAAGCATCCTTTAACCACTTAGGTGTTTTCTCATGTGTTAGTATTTCAGCAGTTAAACTTTTAACACTTGTTATATCTTTAATCTGTCTCTCTCTAAAGAAATCAAATCCAGTCTTTGCTTCTAGTGGATATTTCATTAAAGGGTTTAGACTTGTAAGAGTTGTCTTTACTGGATTAGCTATCCTCTCTACAAACTCTTCCATTGGTAATCCAAACTTAGAAATATATTTACCATCCTGTACTTTGAATCCCATAGCATTTAATGCCCAAGGTGGAACACCATCTAAGTCTTCCTCCGTTGGCTTACCTCCACCAAATACATTAGATAACATGTTGGTAAACTTAACTTGATTTAGTATTCTCTCTGGATGTTTAGTAAATGTTGATGCTTGTAACGCAGCATTCTTCCTTGCAAATGTGTAGAAAGGAATAGCTCGTTTCATTATCTTTGATTCAAATTGTGTTATCTTACTGTAATCGAATCCTGCTTTCTCTGCTAAGTTGAGAGCTTCATCTAATGACTTGCCTTGTTTAAGTGCTCCTATAGTTGCATTGGCTTTCTGATTCATTTCAATCCAGTTACCAGCACGTCTAGGGTGAAGCTTTGCTAATTTCTTAAACTTTGTACCAGCCTCTATGGTGCTTGTGATATTATCTATATCAACAACGTACCTTGACGAGTACCCAAACTTATCTATTAGTGCGTCTCTTATCTCTCCAAATGTATGACCAGCTACACCATCTAATCCAGCCTTCTCTGTTAGTTTCTTAGACATAACTGTTATGCCCTGTGGGATTGTAGTTGGGTCAAATGCTCTAGCTCCTAACACAGAATAATTCTGTACATAACCAGAAAACATATTTCTTACATGGAATGCAGGGAACCAAGCTGTAACCAACTCTTTAAATACTGAGGTGAACTTGTCATATCCACTAGCCTTAGCCAACATATCAACTGTCTTAAACTCTGGGAATAATGAATTATCTACAAACTTTGCATCTGTATTCTGTAAGTAGCCAAGAAGCTTAGAAGCTTTTTTATCACCAGTCATACCAACTAATTCCTCAGAACCATTCCTAAAGATTGGTTTAAATCCTGCTGCCCTTGCTTCTGCTTCACTGGTAAATGCTCCTGCCTTCTTGCCAAAAGCCTCTATCATATTAGCCATTGTCTCCTGTCTTAGAACATCATGAGTTAATTCAAATCGTGCTCTTGAATATAGTTCTACTGGGTCTCTAAGTAAGTCTTTTTCTGGGACAACACCTTTTAATTCCTTAGCAAGATTATCTCCAAGTATCTCGTATCTATCATTATACTTTTTGATTTGTTTTAATTTGTTTTTATCTACAAGTGGGATATACCATTCCTTGCCCTTGATACCCTTAGCCTCTGCAAGTTGTTTACCAGTCTTCTGTCCAAGTTCTTTCATTAGTTTTACAACAGCAGCCACTTCACCTTCCCCACTTTTGTATAATTGTTTTGCTGTTTTTGATATTGGTTGTAATGCTTCGTCTGATAGTGCTATGTAAACATCGTGTAATTTTTTTCCACCAGCTCTTATTCCACCCTGATGTTTGATTACGTTGTATCCTTTCTTTTGTAGAAATTTTGCAGCAGCATCTCTTGCAGATTTCAATTTACCAATTTCTGATGAACCACCAGATACAAGCTCTTCAACACCCTTACCACCAGTAAACTTTTCAATGATGTTATTCATCAATATATCTTCTGCATCTTTAATATCACCGTTTTTAACAGCTTCTTTATATGTCTTATATGTTGATGTAAAGGTATCGTCTGGTCTATGAATTAAACCACCAAGCCTTCTTTCCTCAAAAAAGCTATCTGGCATTATTTTTCTTAAATCTTTTTCATTAGCATTGGATATATCTAGTATTCTTTTTGTTGGTTTTTTAAATGCAGAAATATTTTCTCCATAAGTTTTTGCTATATCTTTATTTGTTGTTGTAAATACACCTTTACCAATTAATATATTATCTTCAGAAGAAACATCTGAAACAGCTCTTCTAAATTTAAAGTCTTTTGGCTGTCCCCTGTATACAATATCATCAATCTTCCCAGCACCTTTTAATACACCACTTTCAAGCTTAGTGTTATAAGCCATTATATCAAATGCACTATCTAATGTTTTCTGATCATATCCTTTAAATAGGTCTCCAGTTTCTCCTAATATCTCATCATAATCTTCTGGTTTACCAATGGCTTTACTAAAGTATTTTTGAATACCACCAACAACACTTTCAAAAGAACCTATTTCTTTCTTTCCTTTAAGGTCTTTGATAACGCCATTCTCTACTATACCAACCTTCTTTTCAAATACTTCTTCACCAGCTTCATTTATACTTCTTTCAAATACACCCTTCTCTGTTACTTTGTAATTGCCAAGAGCATCATCTGACACTCCTTTAAGTTTAGTTAACTTAGTTGATGTTCCGAATCCTCTTTGGAAGCCTCTCTTTAGGGCTGTCCCTATATCACTTGCTGTTGTCTCTATGGCTCTTATTTGTCTGCCAAGTCCTACTGCTTTTCCAGTTGCAGCACCAGCCTTAAGACCAACCTTAGCAACTTTAGCACCAGCCTTAACAAATGCTCCACCAAACCAAGTTGTTGGATCTAACACTACATCTAAAGCAAAGCCAGCTATGCCTTTAGCATACTTGTTTTCTACTCCAACATCACCAAGAACATCTGAGAATGTTTCTTTATCCTCTCCCTTTAAACCTTTCCATGCTTCTATAAATGGATTCTCTCCAGCTTCCTTACCTCTCTCTGTGAATGCACCAGCAAACCCAGCTACAGCGTAGTTAGGTCTTTGTAGTATGTCTATTGTTCTTCTAAATAAGGAGGGCTTTTTTACTTCTGGTTCAGGAACACCATGTTGTTTAGCAAGATTGTCATAGTATTGGAATGTAGTAAACTTACTTGGCTCCCTTTCTCCTCTTCCGCTAAATGCCATATATTTATCCTCTATTAAAAATGCTCATTGCTTCGCTATGACTATAGCCAAGCTTCATTAATTCATTAATGGCTCCACTATATGAAAGTTTACCATCTCTTCTAGCTTGTTTTATCTTTTCTTCTGTGTCTAAACTTGCAAGGAACTCTTCTCTTTCTTCTCCTTGTGTTTTTCTTGTGTTTGCTTTTTGTCTGCCCCTTTCACCAGTGAAGACATCTTTAAAATACTTGTTTGCCTTTTCATTAAATTCTTCCGCTTTTGCACGCCTTTCTTCTTCTGTCGGATTTGGATTAGAGAAAAACGATAAAAAATTAGATGAATTAGTATTATCATCACCCTCATCTGGAATCTCTGGTTGATCATTAGAACCTGGATTATCTCCACCAACTCCATAAGTTACTGGAATTCCTTGGTCTGCTTGCATTTGTCGAATTATAGCTTGTTGTGCTGTGTTATAGTTTAATGTTCCATTACTTTCTAGTACAGCAGTATTTACAAGTGATTCAAATGCAGCGTCTCTTTCTTCTTGTGAACCAAGTGATTCTAAACCAGCAGCTTCAGCAGCATAACCTTTAATTGCTTTTGTATATTCACTATCTTTTACAGAAGCTCCACTTCTTCTTTGTTTAGCAAGTTCTTCTGCTGACATAAATGGTAGTAGCTGTTTAGCAATATCATCAAATGATGCAGTCAAGTCAAGAACTCCAGCAGCCTTTTGCCATGCTGTAGGATTCTGTAACATTAGTTGTGTGATAGCACCCTTCTCATTCTCTTGTCTGCTATTTAGGTCTGTAAGAATACTTATTCTATTGTTGTTGAGTTCTTTTTGTTCATCAGTTAGTTTCAAAAAGTTATCATTGTCTAATTCATAGAGGAATTTTCTTCTAGCTATTTCATCATCTCTATCTTGTATTGTTAGATTGTAATAGTTTTCAACTAATTTAGTAGCCGAGTTTAAGTTATCCTGTAAAAGTTTTCCAGCTGAGGTAAGTGATGTTATGTCTGCATTAGCCTTTTCTTCAAGATTTGCTTGAGTACCTCGTATAAACTTCATTGTAGCACCTCTTCCAGATAGACCAGCCTTCTCTTGTTTAAGTAGTTCTTGTCTATCTCTAATTTGGGACATTATATCCTGAATAGCTTTCTCTTGTTTTACAATGCCCTCTTCTTCTCTAAGTCTTTTAAATAATTCTAACTTAGATTCTTCTGGATTCTGTGCATCTTTATAATCTAATAAAGAAGCTTCTGTTTGTGTTTTTTGTAGGGCTAGTTGTCTTTCGTTTTCCTGTTCTCTTCTCTCTTGAGAATCTATTAACCATCTTTCAAACCCTGATAACTCTCTAGAGAAAAGACTATCAGCAGTTTGACTAAGAGTGCTTTGTCCGCCATTGGGGAGTATTGATGATTCTCCTTCTTCAACATTAATATCATCTAATTCTGGTGTTACTGCATTTGATAAACCAGTGTCTTGATTTTGTGGATTATAAGAATAGCCAAAGTTTTCCATGGCATAATCTATGTTTGCTTGATCTTGGGACTGACCCTGACCAGCTGCTACACGCTGTGAGGCTATGTCCAGCTCGCTTATTTGTTGTTGATTTAGTGGCATATTTTTATACTGTTAATGCGACGTAACTCCACTCTTGTGCTTTATTTGAGTAGATATACAACCTTCTAGTTGATGGTGAGGCTGTATCGTCATAATAAATTTTAAATTGTTCGTAGAAATGTCTAGGTGTACTTGTTGGTGCTACTGTTACTGTTTCTATAAAGCCTATAAGGTTTGTAATACTTATACGTTCTGAACTTACACCATTATGATTATGCAAATCTCTTACACCACCCTTACCTCTTGATATAATAAGGTCTGATTCATCTATTCTTTCATCTTCTGGTATGTTTAATAGGGCTTCAGTTTCTTTTTTTTCTTTTTCTTTTTCATCCTTAAAATCATCTTCTATAGCAAAAGCCTTGTCTATCCCTCTTAACTTATCACTAAAGCTCTTTTTCAATGGACTCATAATGTACTTTTATCTGTTTAATTCCAGCATCTGTTCCAGTAGCAAAACTAAACTTTAATTGAGCTATTGCTGTTTCAATACTTTTATTCTTACCCATTGTCTTTTGTGTTATAGCTCCATCAGAAGCATAACTCATTGATCCTACTTCAGAGAAACTTTCATCAGAAGATAAGTAAGCGTGAACATCCATACCATCTCCAGATGCTAATTTTTCAGTTATAACCTCTACTTTTTTGATTCTTGAATTAGATGGTAAAAAATATTTATTTGTATAAAATTTATTATTATTACCACATATTGAATCGTAAGGATTAAATACTTCTAGTTTTGGATTAGCTTCGGAATCATCATACCATGTAGCTATATATGGTCTTGAGTTACCAGAAAATACAGCAGCTCCAACTGCTTTAACTCCACCAAGTGTTCTACCAGAGGAAGCAAAGAATGGATAATAAAATATCTTCTTACCTCCTTGTGTAATGGGACCATAGGCTAGTATATTTTCACCCTCTGCTATATATAATGTTCCATCTAAGTCTGTTACTTTACCATAATAAATTAGACTACCAGAACTATAACCTATATTAAGTCTTCTTATGTGTGTAATGCCTTGCCCATTCCAATAACCAAGATTTGTTCCATAGAATACATAGGTGATACCACCCATTGTGTAGAATGATGTGACTCTACCTTCTACTGTTATTGATCTATTTGGGTCAATCGATGTCCCATCCCATACAAATATTTTACTAATTTGTTTTCGTGTTCCACTAGCGTTATAACTTGAGTTAGTTCCAATTAGTAAATTTCCAGTAGAATTATCAACTCCTAGTGATATAATAGCATCCCCTGGTAATGATAATTTTACATCTGTAGCTGTTGTCCCATCCCACTCTGCTAGACTATTATTATTACCAATATATATTCTATTATTCCAAACAATCATTGGATGTGCATGAAATGAGTTTAATGCAGCTCCACCTGCTGTAACTGTCCACCAATTTTCAGTCATTGATGATAATGTTGCTGTCAATTTTTGTATATTGGTATTATTAGCACAAAATATTTCACTTTCATACCATACCATTTGTGTTTTCATTAATGAATTATATTGTTCTGAGCCAGTAGAGTCTGTTTGTTGTTTTGTTGGTGGTGTGGATAATGATCCAGTCCATCCCCAAAAAGATGCTTCAGCTGCTGCATCCTGCGTAACAAATACAACATCATAAGTAGTCCCACTTTGCTCAACATTAAGCATGTTTATAATTGGTTTTGATTGTTCTAGATTATCTGATAAATCAGTTTCATTAGCTTGGGTTCTTATGTATCCAGTTCCATCAGAATAATTAGAACTACTGCCACTAGAAACAACTGGTCTTATTCCTTTACTTAAAGGACTAAAACCACCATCAGCTAGTCCGTCAGCTGTTGACGCTCCTTTAGTGAAATCATCTCTATCTATTGTTATTACTCCCATATTAATTATATCGTTCTTGTCTTGACCCAAGATTAGCCCTCTTTGTTACAAGACGTTGTTTATAATAAGTTGTTGTTTCTCCCATCTTCTCCTCTAGTAAAGCTTTGAAGTTTGAGATGCGTCTATTTTGTTCTGTTTCAATCGCATAATCGAATGCAGCACCATAACACAATCCAACATGTAGATGTTCTGGTAGGTTTGGAGCATCAGTAGTCTTTGATCCTTCAACCATCTCTGTAGCTTCCTTACTATAATAAACTTTCAATCCATTAGTAACTGAGTTCTTCGGTAGCCAATTAAAGAATATTGATTCATCATAGATCCTAACCTCATAAGCAGACTCTCTTGTGTCATCTGAATCTTGTTGGTTTGTTAGTGCTTGAGGGATACTTCTTAAATCAATAATCCTAACATTGGTCCATTGATTTTCAGCGGCACCTGTCATTAGGTTACACTCTATTCTCTTAAGAGTTAACAAGTCTGTTGGTAATAGATATTCTCTTTGGTTAGCAACAATGTCTGTTGTCGCAACCTCACCATTAACTTCCCATTCTTTGTTAGCCAAAATAGCATGAATGGTAAAGTCATGATAATAATTATTTAAAGCTATATTAAGATTAGCAGCGGAATATTCTGTATCAGATATTCCCCCTAATAATAATCTAGTTTTGTCTTGTAAGTCATCTAAATGCATATATTTTATTTAAGTTCTATTAGTCCAATTAGTTGTTGGCTTACTCCTATCTGAATAAGACGTTGATGGTTTGCTTCTATCGGAATAAGATGTTGTTGGTTTAGTTCTATCAGTCCATAATAAAGTAAATCTTTTTAAATTATCTGTAATGTTTAATGTACTATTTACTTTAGCAGTTAGGCTTCCTAAAAAACTACCAGCTATTGATATTGTATCTGATACTGCAAATGCTAATCCTTTAAGAACTGATATGTTTTCAGACATTGATATTGTATCGCTTACAGAATAATTAGTATTTTGTAATGCTGATTCTGATATAGACATTGTTGATGATACTGAGAAAGAAACTCCACTATCGGCAATATACTCTACCCATAGATAAGGTTCGTTGCCAGTGGATTCTGAAAAATAAGAAGCTATATAGTTCTGTCCAGTTGGTACACTATTATCTGTATCTCTTGAGCACTTAATACCAAACTGTGAGTTACCAGTTGCATCTATTTCTGCTAGTCCTGTTTCGTCTAAAGTAAATATATTATATCCAACTGCCCAATCTGCAAATGCTATTGAGTCATATACAGTTGTGCCGAGTTGGTCATAGTCTGCTGTTGTAAGTGTTGTTGTACTTGCCTGTGAATTAGATACTAGGTCTGCATCTACAGTGTCTGCATTAGCTCCTGCTGTCGCAGAAGATTTTATAGCTACTTGACCAAGTGTTATTTCTGCATCATCTGGCAATGTACTTGTAACAAATGGATAAAATGCCCTATGTATTTGATTGTTTGATAGTTGGTTGAATATAGCCGATACATCACTAGCTGCTACAGGATATGCTGTATCACCAGTAGCATCACTACGACTAGCTGCCCAACTTGTAACATTTGTATTTACAACAAAGCCATCGCCAGCTCCACTATAATACTTCGCACTTACTGTACCACTATAATATTTAGCTATTTCTTCTGCTGATTTAGCACGAGTTGATAAAGATACTTCATCTAATTTACCATTAAGATACAAACCATTATATCTTCTGCCTATGTTAATATTATCAGAAGCAGTATGTCCACTAGCACCCGTTGTTATATCACCTGTATTGTCTAATACTCCATTTACATATACCTTGAGACCCTCTCCATCTTCCCAGACAGCATTAACATAATACCATTGTTCTGTATTTAAAGAGATGTTACCTATTACTGATTGATTGTCAGAATTATCATATTTATGGAACACTAAATTATCATCTGCATTTACAAGAAATTGTACATGTATTGCATTTAATGTTGCTGATGTATCAGTATAAATTCCATAATTCGTACTACCTATATCTAAATATATCCAAGCACTTATCGAGCCTGTTGTTCCATAAATATCAGCATCATTAGTGATTTCTAAATATTGAGTGCTACCATTCAGCTCATAAGCACCATTAGCTTCACCATCAAATCCAGTTGCAGCAGTTGGTGTGTTTACTTCTGTTAAATCTAAAGCTGCAGTGCCTTCTGCATTGTCTGTCTTTGCAGCAGAAGCAGCTGCACCATTCATATGCCATAAAGCTACAGTATCATCATCTACACAATGTTCTATTTCTTCTTTTGTACCGTCAAATGTCCATTGAACATCAGTGCTAAATACAGGAGAACCACTAGCAGTTAAATCGTTATCATTAGAGGTTTCATCTAAATAATTATCATCAAATTTCCACCAAGAGACTAATCCAGCTTCATCTACTGCTGGTTCTTGAAACATATATTGAGCTATTTCTGTGGCAGTTCTAATATCATTCCATACTCTGACATGTTCTAATTTTGCATCTAAATATTCTGCAGGCGTTTGATTCGCACCTATTTGGAAAGGTTCAGATGTTCCAACTAATGAAGTAGCTGCTGTTAAATTATCAGTTACTGTTTGGCTAACTCCATCTATATATATAATTGTGTCTGCTGGTGCAGAAATATCTACCACAATAGCATAGTGATGCCATCCAGTACCAGATATAGCAGCAGTTGTATAACTTTCTGATTTATTAGTACCATCTGCTGAATATAATATTTTAAGATTACTACCGCTACTAAGTTCAACTAAATATCCTCCTACTCCAGATTCATATTTATTTATAATTGTAGAGCCTGTTATAGTTTCAAAATCAGCCCAAAACTCTATAGTAAAGTCTGTAGTAATATCTAAACCAGTCTGACTACCATCAGTTATACTCGCATATTGGCTTGAGCCAAGTTCTAAATCTAATGATTTGGTGTTTGCCATTTAGCTAAAAATGAATTGATAAGTACCTACTAAAGTTTCACCACTATTAACTGTTTTTGTTGTTGTTAGTTTTCTTCCTAACATAGTTCCAGCTGAAGCATCATTGAAAGCTCCAACCTCTTCTACTACTACAGTTCCACTTGCTGTCCAAGTCTTTACAAGCTGTAATGTGTCATCTGTCTGAGCAGTAGTCTCTTGGGTTACAGCAGCAGCTGCTCTTTCCAATCCATTAGTAGTAGTCTCTGCTTGTAAGGCTGTGTGAGCTGCACTCTCAGCTGTATTGTCTGTTCCTACAGCTAAGTAGGTGAATGCTACTTCTGAGCCTGTATCGCCAACTAAGCCACTAACAATAGCTAGTGAAGCATTGGTGATTGTGTTCTGCATAAAACCAGTGTCCCATAAAAGATTACCATCTTTATCATGGCATTCTAGTTTTACTTGTCCTTTAATTCCGATATAACTTTTATCCATATTTTTGTTTGTTAATTAAATTTTTATCCTTGATGCCATGAAGCATGAAAACATGGCACCAAAGGAAAAACTCAATACTTGTCTTGGGTAGTGGACGTATTACATTGTCGTTACTATTGTCCTTTACAAGACGATCTTATTCGTTTGACCGAGTAACCCTAAATTAAAGAGATTACCTAGTAAGTAGTTTACTGTTTACTATTTACTGTAAACTATATGTGTATTATTGTTGTTTTATTTACTTATTTTATCTACTGTACCAATAGCAACTACTGCTAATAGATATACTGTAAGAACATTGAATAACGGTTCAAGGTCTGGTAAATACATCCTTACTATTTGTAAGATTGTAGCAGCTGTTAATTGCCAAAATCTTCGACTGCCTAAAAGTTCTAAAAACTTTTCTTTCATAATATTTTTTTACTTAATTAATCCTGCACGTAAGCGTTCCCACGTCTCTTCGTTGATACCCCAGACAGTGCCATCAGCACATAATGAGGTAAACAGTGGACAAGGTACGCCACGTTTATATTTTAAACTTCCATCTTCTTCTATTCTGTAAGCCTCTCCAGCAGCTTCGTGTCTAAATCCTATACGAGATGGCTTTCCTGATACAAGTTCTAAGGCAAAACGTCTAGCCTCTGTCATCTCAGCCTCTGTAAACTCTGACTTCTCTGTAATGAGTATCTTCATTGTATATGGAACGTGATACTTCCAATTCTTTTCTTTTCTAAACGGACTATAACTATCGTATTGTCCATACTTCTGTTTGTGTATTGCGAAGTAAAAATCTGTACAGTGCCCATGTGATGCAATTAACAATGGAGCTTGTTTCAAGTGGTGCATTCTAGTAGCACCATTTTCATCAAAGGTCTTTCCAGCAGATGAATTAGGTGTGAGTACCCATTCATATTGTATAACAAATAGTTCTAAGAATTGTTGTCCAAGTGCATCCATCTCTGCTGTAATCTGTGCTGCGTTATGATATTCTCCCCAGCTTTCAGGGTTACCAAATGGCAACATGCTCTCAGGTATAAGGCCAACCTCTCTAATTGTCTGTGCTACTTTAGTTAGGTAGTTTCCCTGTGGTGTAGTCTCTGATTTAATGGCGATATATTTGTCTGAGAAGTTTACCTTACCATCTATCATGTAAGCAGATAAAAACTCTCTAGCTCTTGATGTAAGCATTCCACTATTGAGTAAAAGGTTTATCTGCATTTCAATGGCACTTGTTGCACCGAATGATACACAAGACATTGTTTCTACGCCTCCCTTTCTTTGTAGTTCGTCAGCTGGTAGAAAGTTAGACCAATTACCATCTGGTAATCTAACGATATGTTCTATGCCAGAAGCACCAACGATATAATCCTCTGGTTCTTCTTCTCTTTCTAAATAGCCATGATTCATATTTTTCTTTTTAAAACACATATATATAATATTGTTATTTTTAAGGTGGGAGAGGGAGTTTTTACACTCCCCCTTATTGAGGTGGGTTATGTCGATCCATGAATTTTCCGTCTTTCAGAAAATAACTTAATCTTTGGACTACCTATTGTGGCAGGACCATACCCAGAAGTCTGAGCGTAGGACCTGTCATAAGTAAGCCAAGAACCAGTTAGTACAATGTACATCTTGAATTGCTCTACAACCTTGTTACGGATGTTGAGCCTTTGTCTCTCAATTGGCTCACAAGCCTTGGCGTGTACGTGTCCCATTGCGAATACATCGCACCAGAAGTTGTTGGCAATTTGCACTGCCCTACCAAGTTTGGTATGAACGAACTGAGCACCACCAGCACCGTGCATGGTATAGAGTGAGTAGTTGATTTTCCCAACTTTGAGTTTGTGCCACATAGCACCGCCCAAGTAGGGAACTCCAAGCTCTCTGCACATGTTCTTGGTTATGTTCAGACTAGACATGTTTGAAATTCTGTCTTCATGGTTTCCAGAGTGGAGACCAAGTAGTAAGCCAGAGTCAACGATAGGCTTTAAAAATTCAAGCATATCTTCCATTTGTTCCTGAGGGTTGAGATTCTGCTTGTAAACAGAATCGCCAATGGATAAACGAGTACCGCACTCGAGCATATCACCCATGCCTATAACATAGATGTCGTTCTTAATGCAGTAATCAAGCATGGCAAGTGCCTTTTTGATGTCACACTGAGGGTGTCCATAATGAACGTCTCCCCAGAAGATAATCTCTACGTAACCCTTTTTATTGGGCTTTAGAGTGTGGTTGTTGCAACGGATAAGTTTGCCGATCTTATCGTTACCTACTACTTTCTGCTTTTTCATACTTTTTCTCCTAACTTGTTAATATGTGAAAACTTATCAAGTGATTTCTTAACCCAGAACCATTGGTCATTCCAGTAATGAGTTACTAGAAAGGCAATAATTTCATCTGGAGTCATTGTTCCGAAATCATGATGAAGTTTGTTATGACATGCCATACACAGTAATACGAGGTTTTCACCACCACCGCCACCCCTTGATTTAGGTCTGATGTGATGCTTATTCTTTTTCTTACTGCATTTTAATTTCTGTTTACCTTTGTGTTTTTTCTTCACGATTCCTCCAGAATTTTTCCTTTAACCATCTCTGTGGTTCGGCTGTGAAGGCATTGTTATCAATGAAGATAATGATGCCGAGTTTACGATCAAACAGTGTTACGAACGGATGACCATCAAGTTTCGTTGTATTACGATACTTGAATCGATGAATACATTCTCTCATTATGTCCTCCTTGTGATGTTTAAAGTATAGCACAAAAAGATATGCTTGTCAAGTCATTAGACAATATAACCCACTAATTGTAAAGAACTATTATATAAATAATTTTAATAAAATAACTATATTTCCTAATCCAACAAAACCAAGTATCCATTTAATAACACCAAAACCACCTTCAAATCGTTGTCTATGTTCAGTATTTTTTGAAACATTACCGTTTGTCTTATCAAGACGTTTAATTATTTGATAATGTTCTTCTTTATTATCTGTCTTAAAAGAATTAAGAAGTTCAATTATCATGGTTGCTTGATTTTCACTCATATTATATTTTACTTACTGTTAGATTGTCTAACGTCACATCTATATTTGTAAGACTATCTGCTAATGATATTCCACCAGTTCCATTTAATTTATTTAATGCATCTTGTGCTGAACCTGTAGTAATTCCAGCATATTCTTGTAGTGCATCTTGTAATGATAATCCAGTCTTTCCAACTAAAAGATTAGCAGCTTCTTGTGCTGATAGATTATTTGTGCCAACTAAATTATTTAATGATTTTTGTATAGACATTTTATATTATATTTACGCTGATTATTTGTGGTATTTCATAGGTTACTTCTAATGTTGGTCTATATGCAGATGTACCATTATCTTGAGTAGCAATAGTAATCATACAAGATGATGGCCCGATAGACGAATTCCAATAAGCATCCATTTCTATATTAGTATAACCAGTTAAATTAACTTCACCTGTAATAACTGAACTTGAACTAGACAAGGTTTTTGCTCCAGCAGTATTTAAAGTCATACTACCAAGTAATACTCCATTAGTTATGGTATCTCCATAGTCAGCCGCTTCTAATGTTGAGCCTATCGTGTTGCTACCAATATAAACTTTATTAGTAATAGCCCTATCACTACCAGCAAAACTGGTTACTCTCCAATTAAGTTTTACTGTAATTACCACACAATTATCTGGTAATGAAGAAGTATCAAAGAACATGAAAGAATGAAACTCTTTAGTATCAAGATCTTGTTGAGAAGATGACCCAGCACCAACTAACATTGTTGTTGCAGCAGTATTCACACCAGAAGTAGTGCCATACCCATCCTCAGTAGAACCATTAAATGTTTTTGTAAATGCCATTATATTATTTCCTCCGTTTCATTACCATCATCATCCCAATAAACAGTAGTAATAATTGGTGGTTCTCTTAATGATACATTGTAGCTATGAGTTTCTTTATTAAATCTCCTTCGGTAATTTTCTGACATTCTTTTTCCCTCTTCACGATTATATAACTTTCTTTCCCTTAAAGAATAAACTTCCACACCAGTTTCCTTATTATTATGTACGCTATAATGTATTTCTATATTGTGTTTCAATCTCACAGATAACTCATAACAAGTAATATGTAATAAATTAGATTTGCTTGCTAATATCTTTTCAACCTTTTTTTGGTCTTCCTGATTCTTAGCTACTAATTGAATATCAAAGTCTGACCAGCATCTTTGTATTCCATAAGCATAAGAACCACAAACCTCAATATCTATTATTAAATCTATTAACTCTGGAACTAACTGAACAATAACCTCCTCTAAAGCATCTTGTAGAGTATCTAGTTGTTCTTTACTAGCATGCTCAATAAAATCCATGTCCCAAAAATGTCCTTTTCTGCCCCACCATTGTAAGTGTCCAACAGCTGGATGATTCTTTTCTCTAGGTTGTAATTTTACTTCTATCATTAATCTACATTAGCATCAAAATAACCCTCTATATTAACTGTTAAAGCTTTAGATGTTTCATCATTGTGTTCAAATATAAGCCATTTTCCTGTCTCAATCGTATCAACAGTTGGTGATGTTACGCTTATATAAGAACAACTTGTACCTTCTTCACTAACTTCAACATTATGTAATAACGTATCATTAGCAACACCTATATCCGTTTCACTACTTGATTTAAACAGGTCAAACACATAATCAAGAATATCTGAATTAGCATGAATTCTAGTTATATTAAAAGTAAATCCAGTATTGTTTTGCCAGACACAGAATGACTGCGTTGATCTTCCTGAGTGTGTAGCAATCTTATCAGCTAATTGAACTGAGAAAGTAATAGTCTTCTTTACTTGGCTCATTACTACCTGAGCTGTATTATCGGTACTATAACCTCTGATAGCTTCTTCATCTGAATCCCATGATAATTCTCCAGCTTCATCTACATCAGGGTCTGTACTTGGTGTAAGAACAACACTAGCAAACTCTGGACTAGCAGTAGTAGTAACATCTTGATTAATATAACTATGACTTGAACCATTAGCGGCAACATGGTCATAGGCTGCTTCCATCTCTGCTACCGTAACTACATTAGCACCAGCAGTTAATGTCATAACATCAGTAGTAGAATTACCAGTTATTTTTGTTGAACTATCTCCCCATGATAACGATTGATTATTAGCCATTAAATGAGAACCTGAAGCGTAAATACTTCCAACAACTGTTACAGGATAAGTTGGTGTGCTAGTACCAATACCAAGTCTATTATTTACTTCATCATAAGCACTGGTCCCAAGTATAATTTTTCCTTTTGTTGCGTTACTTGTAGATTGTAAAGTTAAATCATCACTAGCATCTGTGCCACCTATTACTGTTTGTCCACCAGATCTACCAGCAAGTAAAGCATATTGTGTATGGTCATCATCTCCTAAGCCTGTTAAAGAACCATGGTCAGTTGTGCTTATGGCTACCCTTGAAATAGTTTCACTTCTCCAATCTACATAATCATCACCTTCATCTGTGCTAACTATCTTTCCATTTATAGCACTAGCATACCCTGTATTGGTTTGAAATATTACTGTACCTATTGGTCTTATCTCTGGGAAAAGAACATCATTTGTAATTAAACTTTTAATCTCTACTAAAGCTCCTGCTCTAGCTAATTTCTTAGTAGCATAATCTGCTTGACCCATTATAGCTATCATTGGGTTGTCTTTTTCTGTAGTTGCAAATACATGACAAAGTACAAAATCATTATTACCTACTTCAGTAAGTTGCCAAGCACCACCTGTATATTGATTATAAGCAAGTCTATCAGCAGTTGTTCCGTCTAGTGTTCTCATACTGAATCCAGCTTCTGTATATTTAACCCAACGAGGAGTAGCACCTAACATATAATAAATAGGTAATCCTGTAGTTGAAGTAACAGCACTTATAGCATCATATATATCTTCATCTGAAACTCCACCAGCATCAACTCCAAATTGTGCTTCATCTGTTGCTCCTGAACCATCTGCAATAATATCAGTAAGAGCTAATCCAGATATATATTCTAGTCCATTAACAAAATGAAGGTAGGAGTGAGTTGATGGACTCATAGATTTGCCGTGTCGTTCTTCACCAAAATAAATAAGTTCTTCGTCAGTAGCATTCCAATAAAGAATCGCACAAATAGCCCCAGTTCTTATTACTGAATCTACTTGTCCACTATTAGGATTTTGTGTAGCAGTTAAAGTATCGCCAACATAATGAATAACCCAAATACCTTCGTCTGCAGTAGTAGCTGTACCACTTAACTGAACAGTATCTCCTGTAGTAGTGTATTTAACACCAGCTATCCAGTAATCAAAGCTAGCAGCACCACTTGGCTGTATTGAAAATGTTCTAGTACCATCTACAAAAGTCATCACTGAATCTGTGTTGGCAGAGCCAGCTGTCTCAAAACCATTCTGATTCCATTCTGGTCTTGTAACTAAATCAGTATTTGATCTTGGATTAAAAATATCTTTCATTAGATTTCAATATAAGTTAGTTCTTTTGAACCTGATGAACAGATAGCAAATATTGTACCTAACCAAATATCATCAATCATTGCTCCACCAGAAGCATTCAACCTTATTCCTTGATTCATTACAGCGGCTTCTCCATAAGCAAGATAGATTGGTTCATCACTATCGTTAACCATTATAATTCTTTTACGATCAGCATTTGCTGATACTACAGATGTAGATGAACTACCAACTGTAATTGCACCAGAACCCTCAGTTGCTGTAGCTGTTCCACCTTCACTATCAACTTTCACCGCTAATGGATTATCATCACTGATTACTCCAGAGGCATTCTTGATTTGACCTGAGCCACCAGATGTAGCTATAACGCTACCCATAGATTTGGCTAGTTTCTCAAATTGTTTCTCATTGATGAATACCCTAATATCTGTGAATCTTGTGAACTTCTTTAGACCACTGAAGTCTAGTGTCTTCGTGAGAGCCTCTATTTGGCTCTGTACGGGCTTTAAATCTGTTTTAGGTAGTTTACCTGCTATAGCACTCAAGTCGTCTCTTAGAGCCTTAATTTCGTTTACAGTGGCTAGTTCTTGCTCATCATCTGTCTCTTCTTCTTCATCAACATTAAGTCTTTCAGATATTTCCTTTAAGGTATCTAACAGTTCTTTTTTTGTAGCAGAAGTATCAGGGCTTATCTTTAGGTCCTGTGTCTGCTTTATTATAGCGTTAACAATGTTTGTTAGTTCTTCTCTGGTATCAAGTTGTTCTGGAATCTTAACCTCTGGGATTACTATTTCAGGGAACTCAACTTGATTGTCCACAGATACCTTGAAAGTGTGGTCTTTAATTGTTGACCACACCTTCCCCCAAGCATTATTTATCAGTATCTTTATTTTCACTAGGTTTTCCATCTTCTTCTTGTTTCTTTTTTAGTTCCTCTTTCTGTTTTTTATAAAACTCCTTGAACTCTTCTAATGAATCGAATATCTCTAAACGAAGTTCATCATCTTTGAAATATACTCTGCTGTATTCTTCGAACTCCCCGAGTTCTTCTTCTGCTTTGTATTTATCAATTAGAGGTATTGCTTTATCGTTATAGCGTTGTATCTTCAACACAAGTTTGTTTCTATCTTCCTCTAAGTCTTCAATCTTTTTTGTAATGTCTTTAATCTTGTAGGCAATCTCTTCTTTGCTCTTGATTAAACTTTTGACTTTATCGTCATCTAAAACTATAAATCTCATACTTTTTACTTTAATAATTTATTATATTCTTCACGCCATCTATTGGCATGTTTATCTATTGAATAATTTTCCAATACGTATTGCTTAGCTTCTTTACCAATTTTTCTTCTAAGATCTTTATCCTCTATAAGCTTGACAGTCTCTTCCATCCATTTGGAATTGTCCTTTATGAGAATGCCATTCTTTCCGTTTAGATCTTTGTCGTATGGAGAATCATTTGTTGTAAACCCCTGTGCTATAACAGGTATCTCTAGCATCGCTGCTTCCAAGAATTTAACATTGGACTTTGCCCTGTTAAAATCTTTTTCAGCTCTTGGTATAATCATCAAGTCTAATTTCAGTTCATTCAATGTTCTAAAATAGTCTTTGAATTCACACCACTCTACATGTTCAAGCCCTTCAAGGTTGTTCCAAAACTCAAATTCTTTTCTATATACTCTTCTAACGAGTCTATTTTCCTTTTGGCGTTTTATTCCATGAAGTCCGAACAAGACAAGCTGTACATCATCTCTCTTGTTTAATTCAGTTATATAATCTTTGACGTGTTGAAAGTCATGATTATATGCTACTGAACCAACTACTCCGATGCGAACCTTGTCGCCCTCGTTCCTTATTGGTTCATCCCAATCGAATTGATCTACACAATTTGGTAAGACGACTACGTTTGGACTTATCTCTCTATATTCGTCTGCTAAGAATTCTGTTGTGCAAGTAACTAAGTCTGAATTGAGAATAAAATTATCTATTAAGTTATTCTTTCTTCTCTTATTTTCTTTGAAGCCATTTTCATCTAGCATGTGAAATGGGTGTTCATCGTCTAGCTTATATGTATCGTCATTATCGAATACAATCTTCTTACCCATTTTTTTCAACTCTCTTCCAAGCTGATGATGTTGTATTGTATCTGCCCTGTGAAATACTACTATGTCTGCGTCCATTATTTCTGGCAGGATGAATTTCATTGGCTTCTCTTTGCCACTATTATCTGTCCTTGTTCCGTTCCAACCGTTTACGTACATTGGTAATTGGCATCGCAGATAATTACAGCCATCATATTTTGAACTTATGTAATATACTTTCATGCTTTTAAATATAACTATTTAACCTCTTCCTTTTCTCCTTCTCCTCCATCTCCTTCTTCTGTTTTATTCTCGTCTGTATCGACCTTCGGCTCACCGATATTGATTTTTGGTTTGAGTCCAAGGGCTTGTTCTCTGGATATTTCATCTCCTTTGAAGTTAATGAATTTTTTAATATGATTGGTTATTCCAACTGAAACTCTTCTTTTATCTTCCATATACTTTTCCTTCCATTCCATTTGATGGGGGTTCGGAATGGTTCCCCCACCAAAGGAAAAATATTTAATTAATATTCTTTAATTATGAACTTGATGTCATCATCAAGATACCAGAAGCATCTCTGTTCTCAATTACACCGAAAATAACATCAGCTGTAACTAGAGTACCTAGATATTCTTGTAAGTATTGGGTTTGTAGTCTTACAGCGTTTGCTGCCATACCTGATGGGTTAGCAACTGCAAATGCTAATGCACTCTTGTGAGCCAAAGCATTTAAACGTGCACCCTTAGTATCAGCAACACCTGTACCAACGCCAATTCTTGACGATTCAATTACTGGCATACCATATAACATACCGACCTGTCCTTTAAGAACTGGGTCTGCACCATTAGTATTTTGTAGTAAAGTGAATCTATCAATTCCCATTACGTCTGCCCAAATCTGTGTTGGGTACATGAAGAATGCTCTGTCTTCCATTGGTACGTTAGCAACGTTCAATGTAGAAATAGCAGAACGAATATTACTATCGTTCATAGATAAGTGAGAAGCACCTACTGTATTGCTGAATGCTTCGAATAATGCTAGTAAAGCATCTTCTAAAGTAGCAGCAGTTGTGTAACCTGCGTTCTTCATCCATACTTCTTGAGAACCATAAGGTGATTTCAAGGAAGCCATAACATCGTCTTGTAGTAAGAAAGATGTTTCGTAATGAATGTTAACTGTCAATGTGATTAGACCGTGTGTTGGAGCATTCAATGTAACTTGTGTTAGAGAACCGAAAGCATAACTATTTGCTGTCATTTCTGAAACATTAGGTCTATTGATAATATCTCCACCGCCAGCAACATCGCTTGACCAATCTTCGAAGAATGATGCAGCTCTTAAGTTTGCACGAAAGAAATCGTTCAAACGCTCGCTCCATACTTCTGGGATATAGGATGCCGCTGTGGTCTGAGTTGTGTGTGTTGAACCTAAAGCCATGATGGTTTAGAATTAGTTTTATTAATCCATAACCTGTTTAGCCCACTCCATGTGTTCTTCTCTTGTCATTTCGGATACTGGTTTTTCACGTGGAATTCCACCAGACCTATTGCCTTCTGGAATTGCGTTAGCAACCTGTTTATCCTTAGTCTTCTTTTCCAAATAGACCTTCACCATATCATTCTCCTCTAGAATTTCTTTTGGTGATTTACTATTTAGTCCAGCTAGTTCAAAAATCTGTTCAACATCTCCAGCATCTATGTCTGGATTCTGTTGTGAAAATTCAATCTTGGCAAGTCTTTCTTTCAAAGAATCAACATCTTTGTTGGACTGTTCAGTTATGTTTTGAGTTGGTTTCTCTTCCTTTTGTTGTGCGACTTCGACTTTCGCAAGAAGTTCCGCCTTCTCTGCTTCGAGCTTTTCAGTCTTTACTCTGAAATGCTCTTTTTGAGCTAACGCAGATTTCAAATCTTTGTCATCTACTTGCTCTACAACTTCATTTTCTTTGGTTTTGTCCTCACCCTCTTCTGGTGTTGGGGTTACCTCTTGTTCATCTACCATTTTATTGGAGATTAATAATTATTCATTTTAAGGTCTTTAGTGACCGAATGATTTTAAGGAGTTTACTCTCCAGTTTATTCAAAGTTATCTTGTGGCTTCTTTGTCGTTGTCTTGTTACCGTCAAACATCTCTGTCATCCTAATCAGTCCTCTGCCGAACTTAGAAGCCATTTGTCTGCCAGCGAACTTTTCACCAGCAGATAATTCGCTATCGAACAGGAAACTACTATTAACACTTTCAATATCATTCAGTAGTGGTACAAGTATAGTCTCTTTATAAATCTGCCACTCGTTTGATTTAGAGAATGTGTTTAAGAAGTCTTGTTCTCTTTTATTTACTTTAATCATGCTTTTTCTTTATCGCTATTATTGTTGTTGTGGATTTTGAGCTAGGGGAACCTGTCCTCCTAGTGGTGCTGTTTGGTTTAAGGCAGGTTGTACAGCACTACCCTGTGAGCTTGGTAGGATTGATGGATCGATACCAGTCTTTTCAGCTATGCCTAGTAAGAAGCTTCTTAGTTGTTCGTCCTGCATTATCTGTGGGTTCTGAGCCATTAGTTGTAGCATGTTGCTCATTGTTTCAACTTCCTGTGCTGTGTTATGTTGTTCTCCTGTAATGTCAATGAATAGAGTTTTGTTAAAGTCTTTGAAGTATCCCTTTAGGATTTCCACGAACTTAGGTTTATCAGCATCAGCCATTAGTGCTTCCTTTAGGATGTCTATCTCTTCTTTAGGTGGGAAGCTTCCAGTCTCTAATACTATTCTCTTAGTAGCTTCGTTTATCCTTCTGTTAACATCAGTTTCAAATACAGACCTTAATGTCTTAGCGTCATATACTTCGAATACAAAGTCTTTGTCTATTTCCTTTTCAAAGCGAGGGATAATCCATTCTTCAAAAACTTCCTGTAGGAAGATTGACATGTTCTCCTTAATGAATTCGAATATCTTAGAAGCCTGTTGTAACTGCATTGCTCCCAATCTAAATGGAGTTCTACTAGGTAATGATTCACCTGTTACAATCTCATGTGCTGAGGATAGGTCTCTTGTATCCTTGATTATGTTTTGTTCTTCCTGTGCGTAGGCACCAAGGTTTCTCTCTGTAGTATCAATCTGTGTAATAGGTTGGTCTGCTACTATAATGTCTCCGTTAAGAAGGTCGGTTAGCATGTTGCCGTCAATGTTTCCATCTCTGGTTTGGAATAAGGTCTTAGAGGTAACTCGCATTGAGTCAGCTTTCTGGTTACCCATCTCATTCCTACGAATCTGTAAGTCTGATAATAGTTCAACTATACCAAGCCCTAGTGCTCTTCCCTCTATAGTGAACAAATCCATTTTCTTATAAGGTGCTTTGTCTTCTTTTGCTTTGAAGAAAAGGTCTCCTCTTTCTGAAATGAATGACATTGTTGGTTCGTACTCTGGTGGAGTCTCAGCATGCATCTCATAGATAATCTCTGTGTTCTTACTATCCTTCCTCATCTGGTCTATGAACCTATCTACTACTTCTGCATCCCAGCCTTTCTTCTTCATCTTGGCTATATCAGAAGCAGACATATTGTGTTCCTCTATAATGAATACAGAGTTGATGTCATGTGTATTGTCTTTGTTTGATAGTGATGGTTCCATCATTATCTTAGACATCGGAATAAGGTGAATGTCATCTCCAACTTTCTTAAGAACTATAGAACCATATATTGGAAGGTTTACACTCATCTTGTTTAGTAGAACGCCAATGTTCTCTTCCTTCATCCACCATTTCAATCTATCGTTATAAAGCATGGCTTTGATTCTGTCTTTCTTCCTCTCAGCTCTTACCTTGATTTCATTTCTATCAATGTCGATATTCTTTGTAGCGTTACCACATTGTGGATTAACGATGTTGAAGAAATACTTTTTGTTTCCTTGTGAATCTCTATCTCCAGTTTTAAACTTAGAGGCATAATACAACTCAATGATGTTGATTGTATTAGGCATATCAAAACGATAACCCTCTGTGATTTCTGTTGGTTCTTCGTATTGTCCTTTGTATAATTGTAGGAGACTGTTTAATTCGCTTTGACTACTCATATTTAGGTTGTTTTAGTCTGTTCATTTTTATCTTATTCTTATTAGCAAATGCTCTTCCCTCATCTTCTCTGCCGAATGTTAGCATTAAAGCATCAGCTACATCGGGAGAAGGAATACCATTTCTTCTAAGTGTGTCTTTATCTATTATCTTTAACTTTCCATTTGAACGCATCTTGTATTTAAGGTCGTTCAGTTGTAGGAAGTCACTATCTTTTTTAAGAGTGCCACCTTTCTTAATCCATTCCCGTAGGCGAAAGAAAGCTTCGGCTCTTATGTTTATATATTTATCTCTATTAACAGCGGACTCTGCCATGTTGATGCCTCGTACGTTCCAGCCAGTTTCTCTGAACCTGTCATAGACCCCAGCACCAATTCCTGTAGCGTCAATAAAGATGTTCTCTTCTGTTATGTTATATCTAGAGGCAAGGTCTTTAGTGGTACCAATAACATCCATTAGGTTGTTAGTTGTACTCTTACCAAGTATCTGAGCAAAATTGTTTGTACGTAGGACCCAAACGTTAAAGTTTCCTCCAGACCTAGCTATGTCCACCCCTAGTCTTGGGGTACCGTATGAGTTAGGATCTTCTGTTCTAAAGGCATTGGTTACATCATCCTCTGTTAATAGGATTGACCAACCATCTATATCTACATCCTCTTCCTTAGGGAACTTACATTCATAAAGAACATCAAAGAATGCTTCCTTCCTCATCTCCTCTACAAACTCTTTCTGTAGTCTTCCTTCCTTTACAGCCCTCTGCCAATCTACGAATACCTTGTGGTAATCGTCATTGTGGTAGCTTCTTAGGAAGTGATTTCTGTGAAAAGGATTGCCAATCTCAAGGATGAAGTTATCTTCATGACCACCAAGCATACGTTTAATCTTGGCATATATGTCATCATCTATAAGAGAGGACTCATCCAGGACTATATTCGCACAACCAAACCCCATAAGGGATTCACCTGCTGCTTGTTTATTTCTAGAATCTGCTGAAAGGACAAATATCTCACCGCCCCTTTTAAAGGTGATTCTTGTCTTAGATACCTCTCTCTTAAGTCTGTCTTTCTGTTTCTCCTCTAACTCTAACTGTTCTCTAAACTCAGGGTTCTCATGACACATCTCAATGATGTATTTCATGATAATCATAGCCTTGGGTTGAGAGGAGGATATAATAGCCCATTTCTCAGGATAGGTAGCAGCCCTTACTAGGGTTGCCATAGCCACTACAAATGACTTCCCGTATTGAGTAGTAGTCATTATGTGGTTTCTTGGGTGTTGTCTTTGTACTATTATATTGAATATCTCAGATTGAGACTCAGAAAGGACTACAGGTTCTTTACTCCTTGTCTTCTGATTGTAGGTCTTGAAGAGTTGTGAGAGGTTGCTCACATCCTGTGTTCGCTTCGCTCTCTCTGCAGTCGCCTTCTTCACAGGCTCCTTTACATTCTCCTTCTCCATTGGCTTCTTTTCGGTTATCGATGTCGCCATTTTGTTCTATAAGTGATTCAATTAAATCAAAGTTCTGCTCTGTATTAACATTAACATTGAGGTTCTGTTCTCTACCGCCTAATAGTTCTGTTGCTAACTTAAGCTCACCTAACCTATTCTGTGGTTTAGCATGTAAGTCTTCCGTTAACATAGTAGCTACATTAGTCTCTGTAATACCAGCATCAGCTAGGGCTTGTTTAAATCCTTTGCTCTCAGTAACTCCTTTAGGTGTATGTGCTACCATATCTGAATATCCTGCTTCCTTTAAGGCTTTGCCTAGGTTACGCTCTCCTTTAAGCTTTTGGGCTACAATGTTATTCACAGCCTTAATCTGCTTAGGAGTTGATTCTATTTTATAGTTTTTATTCATGGTTTTATACTTTATACAGTAATTATAGCATGGATACGTATAAATGTCAATACCCCCTTTGCTAACCTTAGCCAATATCTCTATATGCTATTGACATGTCATGTGTATATGTGTTATAATATATAGCTTTATATAGTAACATTTTTGTATGTGTATATAATAATACTATAACACTCTCTTTCTTTGTGGTTGATACCCCCCCTATGCTATATGTAGTTATGTATATGCTATATGTATGTATGTAAACTTATATACTAATATGTATGTGTGTGTGTTTATGTGTAATACAATAGGTTTTATACAATTATATAATTATAATTATAAACCATATACTAACACAAATGGGGGTTAATCAATATACA